TCGATTGCTGAAACGACTTCGGGATCAGTTAAGCTAGATCTAATTGAATCTGGGTATGGATATACAATTCCGAATAAACTTGCAACTGGTCGTACAGGACTAGATATCGATGCATCTCCAGCAAATGTCATTTCTTTTAGATATGTGCATTTGAACGATGTTGAACCTATTCCTAACGCAACACATGCTATAAAATTTCAAAATGATGTTGATTATTACAGAGTAGTGAGCGTCAACCCAGTGCCAAATACGTCAGGCGATCCTTTACCTTATGCACTATCTGTTGAGAATGGGTTGCGTGTGGCGGATGAAGGACAATATGTGACAATAAATCTTACTACTGACGGAACAATTACCGATTCAACAACAATAGCCGCTATTATTTCTGGCGATGTAAATAATGATGATTATTTCTACACAGGAAATTTAGAGTTTACTGTCGTTGGCGGAGAAGGGTCTATTGAGTTTTATATTAGCGATGATATTAGAACAGAGGTTCTTGAAACATTTACAATAACATTAGATGCACTTGATTCTAATGGTGATCCTACAGGTCAGCCATCTGTATCGTTTACAATTAACGACACATCAGCTTCTGATGGCGATTCTACGACAATTTCGGCAATTAGACCTACGTATAATGTTGTTGTGTCAAGTCCCATAAAAAAATCATTCATTGTAAATTCGTCTGTTGATGTGTATGATGCGCAATTGGTGACAGATTTATTTTTAAGCAATCAAGTAATAGAAATTGATCCGACATCTATTGCAAAATTTACCTTGTCGCAAATCGCAAATGAAGTTTATCGAATTGTTAATAAATTAACAACTTCCTCTGATCCTTCAGATAGTGATGTTGAAGCATTGTGGAATTTTTTAAATGCTACCAATACTAAAACAGAATACAAAAATGCAGATATCAATAATACAGGTTCTGTTACAGAAATTGATTATAATATTATTGTCAATGCTTCTAATGGCGATACGGATTCAATACGACTCATAGGCGATAGATTTGATGCATTCACAAAAGGTTCTTTCAATGAATTAGAAACAATCACATATCAAGATCCAAACACTTTAAAAGTAAGTTCAGGTCGAGTGATTAAATATAATGAGCCTCTGTTGTATATTCAATCATCTTTATACACTTCTTTTCCTGAAAATTCTGATGATGTGACGATTGAAATTATCAGAGAAGATTTTACTGCTTTTGTCGGAAAGAATATAACTCAATTTAACGACTCGGCTTTATTTGAAATTTCTGAATTAGGCGAATTCACCGAAACAGCAAATGTTTGTGTTACAACAATTGATAGCTTTTTTAATAATACAATTGATGATTATGTAAATGAAACTATCGGATCATCTTTGACCTTTAAAGAATTTCAAATAGGCGATATAGGATCTTTTAGAACTCTTGACTCTGGTATTTCTTACTCAAACGAAACATATGCAATAGCAAATCAACCTTTTATTTCAACATTTAATGTTCGTAGTTTTTATGTTGTTTTTGATAATATTGATATTGTTTTGATTGAGCCTGATATAATGACTCAAGACACATTTGACTTTCAAGGTAACCCATATACTGCGAGAGCCCAATTTGACCACAGAGAAGGTGATAAATATTATTTTAATTTGAAATCTTTTTATGGGTTTGTCGATGACTTCCCAGTATATATACAGAATCAAAGTTTCAATTTAAGTGTAGTTGTTAATAATTTAGAATCTGATATAATGGGTAATAATGCAAACGTTGTATCAAAAACCTCTTACGGAAAAGGACAAATAACAGAAGTACAAATTCTTGATACTGGATATAACTATACAAACGGCGCAAAAATTAATCTGGTTGATGACAACGGGAAAATATTATCTTCGGGTACTTGTGAAGCTCGAGGAACGGGGTTTTCAAAAGGACAATGGAAAACAACAGCTTCTGATTTAAATCAAGAAACTAGAGTGATCCAAGATAATTTTTATTATCAAGAATTTTCATTCGATTTAGGTTCGAGTATTCCTCCTGAGCGATATAACAACTTTGTACAAGATACTGTACAAGTTGCAGGAACGAAAATGTTCTCAACGCCATTAATAAATACAATAAATGATGTTTCACCAGAAATAACAACTGAAATTGCATTCTTTGAAATTAAGAAAGATCCAATTATCACAGAAAGCGAAACCGGTTCAGAAAATCCAAGATATCCTGAACAGAAAATTGTTACAGAAGAAGGTGTATTTGGTATCCTTCCTTCAGAAGAATTAGTTACTGTTGAAGCAGTCGCATTGACAACACTTACTATATAGGAATAACATGACCAGTAAAGTATTAACAGAAAAGTTTAAATCGCAAAATGCTCTAGACTTTTATAACAACTTAAATGTTGAGACGTATCATGTGATGGCATCATGCGTTACGGATATTAGTGGCGATGTTGTGAATTCTGTTGCAGCAAAAAATGAATTTTTACGTCGAGTCATTTTTGGAAATAGCATCACAAAAGACGATGCGAGATTTTTGTTTAGAAAAATAAGCTGGGTTGATGGAAAAATTTATACTGAATATGATGATGTTGTTGATTTGACAAACAAAGATTATTATGTTACAATATTAATCGGAGATATCGATGAGGCAAGTTATCGTGTGTACAAATGCATTAATAATAATGCAGGATCTGCATCAACTGTAAGTCCATCAACTGTTTCATTTGGCGAAATGGATGATGGTTACTTTGGAACGTCAGATGGATATATTTGGAAATACATGTTTGACATTACTCCATCCGAATACACAAAATATCAAACTGTTTCTGCATTACCTTACAGACCTTTGAGTTCATACAATGCTAATGACGGCATATATAACATGAAAATTTCAGAATCTTCTGATCTTGCTTTAACTCTTTTTTCTGAACATAATTTGGGTGCATGTCAAATATTATCAACATCACAAGATGCAGATGGTAATTTTGCGAATCGAGTTCAAGTTATTAATCAATTGATTAACATTAAAACAGAAGAAAATGCATATGTCGGAATGACATTAGAGGTCAATGGCGAACTATATGATATTATCGGTTCATCGAAACCTTCAAATTTAACCGGAAACATTCTTATCATAAAAACAAACGAAGCACCTCCTATTCAAAAGTGTTTTGTGAAACCAAAAATTACGATTACGAATAGCAATAATGGCGGAATAAAATGTCAAGCATCTGGTATTTTGGATGAATTCGGTCGCTTGGTTCGTGTTCATTTTAATGAGCATGGTTCAGGTTATACATATGCTAATGCAAAACTAGAATTACCTAGAGCACTTTCTCAATTTAGAGATATTGTTAGTTTGCGTCCTATTGTATCACCCGCAGGTGGGCATGGAGCCGATCCTGTTATTGAATTAAAGATGAGTTCAATTGGCATTGTTACGAATATTGTAGCAGACAGTAACACAAACACTCCGGGAACAAATACATATACTCAAGTAGGGCTTGTTAAAAATGCAAGTTTTACGACCGATGAATCAACTCCGTTATTCTTTGACAACAGAAATAAGTTGATTGTATTAGGTGACGTTACAAATAGCATTGAACCCAATAAATACATCGTTCAAGAAAATGATGAGACAGTGTATGGGTATATACATGAAGTGAATTATGATGCTGATTTGAACATAACAGATGTCTGGATTGTGGATTATGTGGGTCCTGCACAAACACAATTAACATCAGGTATCGCTCAAATTAAAAATGCACCAAATGCGACAGACGGTATATCATTTGAAATAAATAATATAGAACAGGGTGGATATGTAGACAAAACAGGCGATTTGCTTCATTTTGTTAGCTTTGATCCCATTACACGTACAACTGAAAACGTTGAAAAGATTAAATTCGTTTTTGACTTCTAAGAAAGAGATATAATAGATGGCAATCAATACAGACTTAAATGTTTCACCATACTTCGACGACTACGATGAGACAAAGCAATACCATCGTGTTCTCTTCAAACCTGCACGTCCCGTTCAGGCACGTGAACTCACGCAAATGCAAACTATTTTGCAAAATCAGGTAGAGCGTTTCGGATCAAACATATACAAAGAAGGCACTATTATTTCTGGTTGTGATTTTTATTCGATTGACGACTTAAAATATGTTAAAATCACAGATTCGTTCACAGGATCATTAGCAGAGTTTTTGCCGAGATACGCAACCTTAGACGACTCTCAGTCAAACGGCGGCGTTGAAATTGATGATTATCTTTCATATCGTGTAGAAGGTCAAACAACCCGTCTTACTGCACAAATTGTTAATGTTTCTGACGGATTTATTACACGTAATCCTGATTTAAAAACTTTGTATATCAAATATACAGGTACGAATGACGGTGAAGTGTCTACACAAAATGAATTTAACGCAGGCGAACTGCTTTTCGTATATGACCCATTCGGAAACTTTGTGACTGAATTAACAACATCAACTTTAGCTAACCATGTCGGTAGCAGTTTAGGTTATGGTGTTGATAATGGCGTTATTTTCCAAAAAGGTCATTTCTTGTATGTTGATCCGCAAAACATCATCATATCAAAATATACTAATACCCCAAATAATATTGTTCTGGGATTTGATATAGAAGAATCAATTGTTAATTCCAATCAAGACAATACTTTACTTGATAATTCACAAGGATTTCTAAACAAAAACGCTCCGGGAGCTGACAGATTAAAATTGACTCCAGCACTTGTCAAATATGACCTCGGCGAACAACCTGAAGATTTCTTTGCTGTTGTTACATTTAAGTCTGGCGAAGCAGTTTCTATCCGTGACATTACAGAATTTAACTCAGTTGAAAAAGAGATGGCAAAGAGGTCATTTGACCAATCAGGCAACTACGTATCACGTGGAATGCGTGTGTCACTTGAGCCTGGTGCTGACGATAAAGTTTTTGCTGCTGTGTCACCAGGCACTGCATATTCATCAGGGTTCGAATTGTCTACAGTTGGCACAAGATATTTTGAAATTGAACCTGTCACTGAAACATCTGAAACAACCGCACAACGAACAGGTGTAAAGTACGGCGGATATTTGCCGGTGGGTGAAATTACAATACCATTTGATATCTCAGGTGCGACAACATACAAATTGTATAATTCATCTGGAACAGAAATTGGGACATGTAATGTTCAAAACGTCGAATCTGGAAAAATTTACATTTATAATATTCGTAAATCTGTTGGGTTTGAAGATGAGCGTATCGGTAAAATCGGCAACAACACAACAGACGCTATCACCACAACAGGTAGTGTTTTAGAACAACAATATGCACCAGCGGTTCATAGAATCGGAGGCATTGGCGTATCAGATGTTAGTGAAATTGCATTAACCAGACGTATTAAATTAGATTTATCTGGTTCAACATCAACTAGCGTAATTAATTTGCCATACACTGCATCTCTTGCGCCTATCGATAATCAAAATATTGTTGTGATAGATCAAACTAACACCCAGGTGACTGTTAACTCAACACAGATTATTAATGATGGCAATGCAAATCCTGTATCATTACAATTGAATCTATCAGCTCCTATTACGCCTGACGGATCACATGTGTATTATGACGAGCAAAAAGCAAATGCAAATCCAGATTTTAAATCTTCGCTAAAAATTCACGTAAGAACAGCGTATTCATCACAATATAGACGTGCATCTTTAGGTGTTCCGGATGCATATGAATTAGTTAGTGTGCGTCATTGGGATGATGCGGGCAATTCATTAGTTGCAGATGTTACAGATAAGTTTGTTCTTCGTTCAAATCAAAAAGACAAATATTATGATTTGTCGTATATCGAATTGAAAGGCGGCGAGGAAATCACAATAGGAAGTCAACAAAGTTTAAAAGTTGAGTTCAAAGTATTCAGACATGACAACACAACAGGTGATGGATTCTATGTTGCAAACAGTTATGTGAATATTAATAGAGAAGATATTCCGCAGTTTACAGGCACAAATGGTGTTGTATATGATCTTGCGTCATGTTTTGATTTTAGACCTGCTGTGCAAGGCAATGTGCAATACAGCATCACAGACGCCGGTGCATCATTTGCAATCAACTACGAGTTAGTTGCTAAGTATACGCCTACACCAAAAAATCTTGTTTCTACAACAATCGCCCCTCCGAGCAATAATTCAACTATCTCATCTACAACTGTAACATATTTGTCTCGTGTTGATCAAATTACTATTGACAATTCAGGTGAAATGACATACAGAAAGGGTAAGCCTGCTAAAACTCCAAGCATTGCATCAACACCTGATCTTGTTTTGGCGGAAATAGTTGTTCCGGGCAATCCTGTTACAATGAATGGTGTATATGCACCAAGATTGAAAAACGTATCAATTCGTGCATATACAATGAAAGATATTGCAAATATTGAAAGTCAGATCAACAGAATTCTTGAAATTTCTGCAACATCAATGTTGGCTCAAGAAGCCAACAGTTTGTTAATTACTGATGGTGCGGGCAATAACAGATTCAAAAATGGTGTTATAGTCGATTCATTTAGAAATATGAGAATTGCCGATGTGACAAATCCAGAATTTTTTGCAGGTATTGACAAATTTAGGCAACGACTAACGCCACCAGTTAAGCAGTTCCCTATCTATTTAAAGAGATCTAGTTCAACAAATGCGTCTCAGTGGCCAGAAATTATAACAAAAGCTGCAACCGGCATTGACACTGTCTTGTCGCAGACATACGGCACCACGTATCGTAATCTTGTACAAGGAACATTCTTGTACAAAGGTCAAGGAGAAATTTCTCCTCATTATGACGGCGGTCACGATGTGACAACAAATCCAGAACCCGCAACCATCAACATTGACTTTGAAACACCTTTAAACGCTTTAAATGCGAATATCATGGAGCTGTTAAAACTATCAGGTGCTGATACAAGTGTTGATGAAGTCGGGCGTGAAGTCACAGGTTCAGCAAGAAACACAGCAGGTGGTCGAGCAGGTACAGATGAAATCACAACTATCACCGAACAATTCAGAACATATGAAGTTCAACAATCAGGAACATCTATAAAAAATACTAAAGTCGGCGAGTTCTTAACTAGCGCTGAGTTTAAACCATATATGGAGTCAAAAGAAGTAAAAATTCTTGTATATGGTTTGCGTCCTAATGCACAACATTATTTCTATTTTGAAGAAGATGCAGTTTCTGCAATGACAAAACCTGGCAGATTAGGTGCGCAGATTGGAAATACCCCACGTGCAACAGAAATCGTGTCAAACGGCTCATATGGTGACCCTGTATATTCTGACAATAATGGTCAATTGATTGCAATTTTCAAGATTCCTGAATCAACATATCTTGTAGGCGAAAGAATGCTTGAAATTGTAGATGTTGATGATTACAATTCTATTGACACTGCGAGATCATCATACGCAAACTTTGCTTATAATGCATTTAATTTTGATTATGAGAAACAAGCATTGACTGTTAACACACGTGTTCCTCAATATGATGCTGTTAAAACAAAAGATTTCACTGATACACGTGATATTGTTTCACGCTTTATCCCTGATCCGCCCAGAAGAAACCGAGATCCGTTGGCACAAACATTCTATATTAAGAAGTCAGCGGCTCAAGGCAACAAGTATGTATTTATCGATTCTATAGACGTATATTTTAAATCGAAATCCGCAACAAAAGGCGTATCAGTTGAAATTAGAGAAGTTATAAATTCATACCCCTCACGTCAAGCGGTTCCTTTTGGATCTGTGCATTATAACAGTAAAGAGATTGATGGGCAAGGAACATTGGTTAATAAAATCAAAGTTTCAAATGATGGGTCTCTTGCAACGAACTTTAAATTCTCTAATCCTGTTCGTGTTAATACTGAGCGTGAATATGCAATCGTTGTGAAACCTGATGGCGGCGATCCATCATTTAACGTGTTTACAGCAAAATTGGGTGAGAGAGATCTTGCAACAAATAAATCAATTGTTCAGGACTGGGGTGATGGAGTATTGTTCTCATCAACGAACAACAGAACATGGACGGCCCACGGTGATGAAGACCTTAAGTTTAATATTAAGGTTTTGAAGTTCTCTATTGATGATACGCAAGTTAACTTTGTGGCTGATGATATGGAATTTTTCACTGTTGCCGATGTGACTGGCAAATTTGAATTAAATGAAATCGCATATGTGAAAGACACGACAACAACTGTCAATGCAGGTGTTGTCGTATCAAACCCAACTCAAATTGAAACAGCTGATCAATCAGGCATTAATATTCTTGTTGGGCAATATGCTATTATCGAACAAAATGATGAGGTATGGGCGTCTAAAGTTACTAGTGTTGATGGGTATACTGCAACAATCGAAGAAGCATCGCCAATTGTTGGCGCATGTACTTTATCATTAGGGATTGGCGGATATATCACACATTTCAACCCATCTCGACCTGATCAAGTACACATTAAAAAATCAACTGCGACACAAGCATCAAGATTTATTAATGGGGGAACTCAAATTATTCGAGGCATAAATTCAGGCGCCTTTGCAACAATTGAGACTGTTGATGATATTGGGTTGTCTAGCTTACAAGCACACATGTACAAAGCCGAGTCACAAAATTCATTTGTAGATTTCGATTTAATGAATGGTTCAATTGTGCAGGCACCCGCACCTACTAATGATGAATTGTATTTGCTTTCAAATAACCGTGTTGTAGAAAGTTTATCAAACATCATTGGAGGAACTTCTCTGCAAAACTTTAAGATCAGAGGAACATTAAAAACGAATGCAAATGAATACGCAAGTCCTATTGTTGATGATGATATTAGTTTGCTGCAAGGTTATAAATACTATATAACAAATAATGAAAATACAACAGCGAAATATGTATCACGTGAAGTATCATTGAATTCTGATTTGTATGCTGAGGGACTTAAGGTTTTTGCTGCATGTCACAGGCCTGATGGCACTGATATCAAAGTGTATGCAAGATTCAAATATAGAGATGATATTGAAAATTTGAGCGAATGGAAATTGTTGACAAATTTAAATGAATCTATGTTCTCAAACTCAGAAAGTATTCAGGATTATAGGGAATTTGAATTTGAGTTAGCAGAAAATGATGAAAAGGAATTTATTACCTTCCAGTTGAAATTTGTATTATTATCACCTTCAATTGGTCAAGTACCTTACGTATTTGACTACAGAGCAATAGCGGTAACCTAATATGGCAAATACAGTTCAACCTATATTAAATAATGATAAGCAAGCATGGCGAGCCGCAAAAGCTCGCCGTGAACACTTGAAAACAATTAAAAATTTGCAAGAAAAGTGTGATAGGCTTGAAAAGGTCGTAGAGCAATTACAGCAAACTGTCAACGGATTAATGAAAAATGAGTAGAAATATATCAATTATAAACTCCACAGATAATTTTCAAGAGTGGTTTAATATAACAAACCAACTTGTTGAAACTGCTCAAGCATCTGTCACCATAGGTGATAATGAAATTAACACGGGTAATGTAATTTTGAATGGTGCCTTGGCATCAGCAGATGTGTATACTAATACAATTCAAGTTCAAAATGAAAATACTGACACGCTAAGCATTAACAATTCAACATCGATCACTTCTGCGACAGAATATCCATTTAAAATTATTAGCACGCTTGATGCAGAGGCATTACCAACATCTGGATTAAAACAAGCATTTGTAATCAATAGTGTTGCATTATGGGAGATGGGACCGACTGTTAACCCTAGAACATTTGAAATCAAAAACAATGAAGCAAACTACACGTTACAGTTAATTACAAATGAAGATCTTCAATCGGGCACATTGGTCGGAACAAATATTAAAATATCTGACGATATGCTTCCAGATGAAATCAGTTCAAATATCACAGGATCAGCAGGCACGTGTTTGTCATGGGCACAATCAAGAACAGTGACATTTGCATCAGGAGATGTTTCAGGAGAGTTTACGATTGATGGATCAACAGACATCAATAATATCGTTTTAAAGGTTGCAGACAATTCGCACAAACATACAATTGCAAATGTTGAAGGGTTGCAAGCCGCTTTAGACAGTAAAGCTGGACAATCATCTGATATCTATAACATTGCCAATCTTGAAGGTTTTGGAATATTAGTTAAATCAGGCCCTGCTGCATATTCGGTTGTCACGTTTGAGGCAGGAAGCGGCATATCTATTGAAAATTCAGCAGGCATTGGTGGAAATCCTACTATATCACACCAACCGGGTAATGGTGATCTTGAATCTCAGGATAATGCAGATTCAACAAGCAAGTTCATTAAAAATATCTCAGTCGACGCATTTGGACACATATCAAGTGTATCATCTGGTGATGTGCCATTAGGAAAATCATTTGTTTCATCTAAAATTACGTTAACTGAAAGAGGTAGTGGCTCATTGCAACATAATTTGAACGCAACGCCATCTTTAATAAAAGGTTTCATCGAATGTACAACAGGCGAATACGGATTTTCTAAAGGTGACATGATTCCACTAGAGGCATTATCATCTTCATTCGTCACATATGGATGTAATAGTACAAATATCTTTTATAGATTAGCTCCGACAATTACACTTTCAGCATATGGTGAAGGCACAGGCAGCACAATCGCCCCTGTAACGTTAAACAAGTCGAGATGGAAATTAGTTTTAAAAGGATGGGTGTAAATGGGAATTCGAATTAGTCCTGGTTGGCCATGGCCTTATAAGCCTAATACGATTGCATTGAGAGGCACTATTAGAGGCGAGTTTGGAGGATCAGGAGAAGATGCTATAAGCGAATATTATCGTGGTGGGAGTCGCATACCTAATACAGGTGATTGGGCAGCGATGGGCAGATCAACTATTAACGGAAAAATTCCCACAGTTCGAGGAACTCAAATTCAATTTAGTGATTTTATAGGATCACTAAATTATGCTAATTTAAAATGGGGTGTCGAAGCATCAGTGATGTCAAAATATGGTGATGGGTTTGGTAATAATGAATTTGCGATGATCAGCAGCGGGGTTACAGATAATCCCGGGCAACATTGCGGATCATTTCGTGCTTATGAAGCATTTCCTCCAAACTTTCCGTCTACTGGAGTATACAGTTTAAGAACTCTTTTAAGGAATTTAGGTTATCCGAGATATATGAGAGTTAAATTAGATAACTCTGTTGCAGTTGCAACTCGAGGTGATCAGCATGAACGCAAAGGTTCAGATAGATACACACAAGTGCGTAATGCGGGAATAGTTGTTTATTTTGCAAGTAGTTGGCGGGGTTATTGGTATTGGGGTGGCGATAGCAGGCGAAAAATTGGAACACGAGATTATCATAAAGCCGGCAGATATTGGAAACAAGCCATGAAAATAACATCATATGCATTTTCTGGTGATGATGATCGCTGGGGGTCTGGAACGTTGACTGACTCATCAGGCACAGGCGGCACAGGCGGCGGTGGCGGCGGCAGCTCATGGTACGGCAACGGTAACTCATCTGGGTTTTCAAGTGGTTCAGGAACAAGATCGCCGAGTAATAGTGACACTTATTATGACTTAAAAGCCGAGTGGGATCGTGGAGCAAGATACATGTATTTGTTGCATACGATGGAAGTAAACTTATATTCATGTAATAGAAGACCTAGATATAATATAGGAAGAATTGGTTATTCAAGAATTAAATTTGAAACTTAGTTGAGAGTTCTTATGAGAAAAATTTTACAACATTTAAATGATAAAAGCCTGTATCCTGATTCACTACTACAATTGGATTGGATGCCGGGATGTTTATGTGTGGATAATGATAATGGCAATCATTGGATTACCGTAACAGATTTCGGCACTGACATTCGTCTTATTTTTAATGCTATAGGCCTTGATTACGAAAGTAAACCTAATTTAAATGCATTATTGAATGATACTAAAAGTGAAGATTTTGAATGGGGAGTTACTGTCAATTCAAAATTGGGAATATATGGTATGTATATAGGATCTGAAAGATTAGAGTTTTCTCAAGCATTACTAAGCACTGATGACAATGATGATGATAATGATAATAATGAAAAGGATTCTTATTTGAAAGATAAGTTCCCTATAAGATCAATTGAAACAGCCAGGACAAGGATGCTTTTTACAGACACAGATGAATGGAAAAATTCTTTCATTGGTGTCGGATTTTATTATAATTCAAACACAGATGAGTTTTTAACATATAAGCAATATTACGATGTTCCTGAACGAGGAATCGTGCATGTGTATAAAAAACGTCCTGGTCAGCCTGTCGAGTTTATCATAGAAGAAGCTACTAAAGATATGTCAAAGTTTCGTGACGATATAGGTGTTAAAAAATTGATTGGACCTGATATTGTTGTTGCTTCGATTGATAGATCACAATCATCAAAAAATGATACTTATTTAATGATCCAAACACAAAATTATATCAACGGTGTTATATAAATAATTAAAATACTAATACATATTTACTTTAAAGGTAAAAGAGAAAAATGGCAAAGAAGTTTAGCGAATTAGATCTGCTAGGATTGCAGGATTTTGCAGATAATGATATTCTAGCAGCAACAGATGTCGGTGACATTCTATCACGCAGATTGACATTTGGTGATTTAAAGTCTTATGTCGCTAGCGATTTGTTTGGTGATGGGCTATTAACGCCTCAAACAATAATTGATGCCATGAATACGTTTCAGGCAACAACACGTGACTATGATAACATCGAAGGGCATCCAGGCAAACCGACTGATGGATTAGATGCTGATTATTTGGATGGGTTTTCAGGTTCGTATTACCTTGACTACGAAAATATCCAAAATGCGCCCGAAATCCCAACAGAACTCGGGCAACTTGATAATACCTCAGGATATTTGACTTTTAACACAACGCTCGAAAGAATCGAGTATCGTCGTATTGTTGACGGCGAATCTGATGGCGTAACAACGTTTACTGCTGACTTTGTGCCAGAGGGTGATGAGAATTTCTACTATACAACAGCAAGATTCTTGACAGACCTTGATCGTGAACTTGAATCACGCCTTGCGCAAAAATTGACGGTGTTCTTCGACGGTAGCTTAAATGACAATTTAATCAAATGTTCTGCAAACATGGTCGACTTTGTCGCAAACCAATCAGATCAATTAGATAATGTTCAATTTGCTGATAACTTCAATGACGGACAAACGATTAGGATTTATGGCGCAAACGTTGATAATTCATCTATTCAAGATTTGGATAAAGATTTTGGGATCACTCAAATATCAGCAAACTTCTTTGAACCCTCTGGAACAACAACTCATATAATTAGATATCGTATTGCTGAAATGTCATTAATTAATGGCAATATATCCACAGCAAGCGACCCTGTTTCTATTGGCGTTGCAAGTAGAATTTTGGGCGATGGTACTGAAGATCTTCGTCCGATCCTAAATCAATTTGATGATAATTATAATATTTCAATTAGATTTTCCGGAACAAACCCAGATAAAGCGATTTTGTTATATCGTGCTGTTGAGTCGTTAGGTCAATTGGGTGATTATAAATTATATGCAGTTTTGGGTCCTAAAGATTTAGATAATAATGTGTATATTGATTATGGCACTTTTGATTATGTTGATTGGGGTCCTAAGAGTCCTGTTGACAACACATTCCAAGAAATGATTCATGTTCCATTATCACCTCCTGCAGCGACAATTAGAGGGTGGGCA